CGGTTGTGTTGGCGTTGCTCGTAAATGGACTGTTATTGACGTTGGTTTGCCAATACACGATGAGCAGACTGCCGGGGTCCGAGTCGATGTTGACTACGTTGGGATGCACGGCTAGGTGTTCGTAGGTTAAAAAAGCCCTGTTTGGGGGCAACATTTCAACCGAAGTGTTGACGCCAATATCAACCTTGTTAGTCACGGTGAATGTGCCGCCCGCTGCCTGGACGTTCCACCTACCACCGACGAAGTTGGATTTGATCGTAAGCCAGTTTGTGTGTGGCGTCGGAGACGCGTTATCCCAAATATAGGCGTTCGTCCACCCATTAGGATACTGTGCCCCGTGCCACACGCACACATTAGGGAATCGTATATCGATTTGACAGATGTTCGTTTCCCGCGGGATGATGAAATAACTTTCCCCGTTCGTGTAGTACACGGGCGCCAAGTTGGAGACTTGTAAGAATGGGGTGTCTATTTCGGTTCCACCCCAAGGATGCAATGGCCCGCTCAGATGGATACCGCCAGGGCAATCCAGCAGCTTAAGTTTCAGGGTTAGGGCCTGCGCGGCGATTGTAGCGGCGACTATCGTGAATATGGTGATCAGTGTTTTCATGGGTAATTGGTCGCGTAATACAGGTCGATGATTTGATGCATCTGCATAAGGTCGGCAGCGTCACCATTTGTGTGGTACGCCGTGGGTTCGCAGAGCATTGGCTTCTGCATCGGTGGGAACGTGACTGACCCGTTGCTGTTCGTGCAGGTCGGGCACGGGTCCGCTGGGGGTGCTGCGTGGTAGCTGACTATTCCGAGCGCGATGACGGCTAACACTGCCGCCAGTTTCATTAGGTTTTTCATTGTTTTGAGATTCTCTTTGAAGTTTCGGTTTCTTGCCTCGGTGGACCCTCACCAGAATCCACCGAGGCCTTTTGGTTTTGGCTATGGGACATTCGTGACCGTCGTTCGATAAAACAGGTTATTGCTCCCGCCCGTTGCCAGCGTGAACTCCGCTCGTCCGTAGATGTCGCTCGTCACGTTGGTCCTAAACGTCCACGTGGACGACAGGCTCGGTGCCGATACAATGGTGAATGTCGCGAGCGGTTCGCCGACAAATTCTTCCTTGAACCACCCTCCCGGATAGGTTGGCGGGCCCATGTCACCGGGAAACACCCTCGGCCCGAATGGCGGCAACAATTCCGGCCAGATGGGTCCCTCCGAAGTGAAGAACACTGGGTCAATACTGTAGCTGTTTGCTCCTTCCAGGATGCCAGCCCTCATTCCGTGGGAGATATCACAGTCGCTTGACGGCATAACGCTGTAGTTCGTCGCGTGGTAGGGCGTGCCATCCGTGGACTTGAACCCGTGCAGCTCCCAGCGAGCCACTGGCCAATTCTGGCTATGCTTCGAGCAAATGTCAGGGAACCTGACTCCAATTGCCACTAGCAACGGCAGTCCGTTTGTCGTCCGCTGCACAACAAACGTGTTGGTCCAGTTATTCAGGAACGTATTGGTGGGGTTGGTGGTGATGGGAACCTCACCTGCGCCGGCGTCGCTGTTGGTATATATCGTCCCACTCACCGCTGTTTGCGTACGGTCCCATATATGCCCGTAAGCGTCTCCGGGGCATTTGAGACCCGTGACCGTCACCGTGAAGTTGTATTGCGCAGCTGCTGGAAGCGCTGGAAGTGCTGCTATCAGCAATGCAGTTGATAGTAATTTCATGGGCGGTTCGTCCTTAGATTGATGTTCGTTGCGCTATCGATTGCCTCGATATGCTCCTTCAGCCTGGTAGCCATGCGCTCGCGCGTCTGCTCGCTTAGCCCTGGATAGTTCGTGTCTCTGTTATAGGAGTCCCTCAATATCCGTTTGGTTAAAGCCCTGCCCTCGGCGTTAGTAGCCATGAAGTTGGTGTCGAAGTAGAACGTCCCTGGCCGGTTGGTCAGCACCAGCACCGGCTCCGCCGGCGGCGGGTCGTATTTGAACTTGCGGTCATCGACCAGATACCCGTCCTCGAACGGAATCAGCCGAAGCGACAGGCTTGCCGGCACCGGGCTAGGCGGCCATTCTGGATGCTGCATAGACCAGAACATCTGCGGTCTTTTCGTCTCGGCCGCCAGCACAAGAGTTACAGTAGCCAAAAAGAGGAGTAGGGATGTTTTCATATAGAGCTTGTTTGGTTTCGTTGGTTTACTTCGTTTCCTTATCATAACTTGTTTTCCTTTCTGTTTGGTTGGTTTTTCTCTTCCGGCTTGACGGCCAGGACCTGGCTCCGCTCGAAGTAGGCCCGCACCATCCCCGGAAAAAACTTTTCCTTCAACGTTCCCGATTCAATCAGCTTCGTCATAGCCTGTTCGGAGATCCCCAGGTACTCCCGCACCTCGCCCCGCCGTAGCCATAGTTTCTCCGGGAGTTCGCTCATCTCTCCATCCTGGTTAGTTTTTGGAACCACTTTGGAATTGATTTGGGAATGCACTCCATATCCGCGCAGTTCAAGTAATCGCACTTGCCTCCGTGGCGCACCGCGTGCGGAGAGCCAGGTTCAAACTCGCGTAGCTTTGTCCATCCAACAAAATCACAGAACCAATAAACGGCGCCCCAATAACGATCGAGCGTGCGGAAGTGTTCCCGAATCATCACCCAGCCTGCCCGCCACAAGCTGCCGTAGTAGGCCTGCAGATTCAGCTTTGATTCGAGGGCAAGCAGCGCCGGAATTCTCGCCATTAGGCCAAGCGGCCTCATGCGCTTTTGTCGTCGCTTCATCATCTCTGGTTTCGCCGGATATTTCATTTCAAAGCAAATGTCCCTGCTTTTGGTCCTGCTGTTTCTGTTGCGCCTCGAACTTTTCCCACCACCACGCTTCAATTTCCACGTCGCAGCGCCGGCCCGTCTCTCCGATCTCCTGCTTAAATTTCAGAATGCTCTTTTGCACCGTCCTCGGAATCCAGGCAACATCAACGCCTCCTGCTGTTGCCGGCGGCGGCGCCTGGTTCGGGTTCTCCAACCAGAACAACCGCGCCAACGGCGTCTCTCGCTGCAACCAGAGTTGTTTCCTCACCGTCGTCATGGTTTGTCGCGAAGTATCAGCGTTGCCTGCGGCCAGCTCTCCAGCACGACCTGGCGCACGATATCCGTGCAAGCTTCTCGATTCTCAGGCGTGTCTGCCACGTGCATCACTTCCAACAATTCAGGAATCGAAAAGTGTGGGTTCCCGTTTTCATCTTCCCCAAATGCCCGGCGCCATTCGTTTCCTTATTCGGTTTTCGTTATCTGCGCTCATCAGTAGTACCTCCTCACGTCTTCCTCCTCCTCTTCCTCCTCCGTCTTTCCTCCCAGGTAAGGGCACTCGCTCAGGAAAAAGTAGCGGAGCAAATCGATCGGGTCCTTCGTCGCGCCGTCCAGGCACCGCCGGCCTTCGCGCGTCAGGCCCGTCCAGGTCGTCAGCGCGTAAATCGTGTTCACGCATGCGGCCGATATCAGCAACCGCGGCTGATTCAGAAAGTCCACGTCCCTCGAGTCATCGTAATCGAGCGCATCCGTAATCAACTCCACCCCCTCATCGATATCGTTCCCTGGCGTCGGCGTGAAAAAGAACAGCATCTCTTCGAACTCCGTCAGCAACGTCACCGGCCGGTCCTTCTCCAGCTTCGGCGTGCTCGCGAACCTCGAGTCCAGGTAACGCTCGTCGATAACCTCCCGCGCGCCGTCGTGCTCGCTCCAGGTGTCAATCCTCTGCGCCTCTTCCTCTTTCGTCGCTTCCGTCCCTTCGGGCTCTTTCGGTTTCTTCCAGCCCTCCAGCCTGGCAATCTCCTGCTTGTACATCCGCAATCCCCATCCAAACGGCTTCTGCGCCGGCCCGCGCCGGCCGTCCGGGTGTCGCCCATTTGGCACCGCCCACGGGCCCGGCACGCCAATCCCAGGAATGTTGTATTCGCTCGGCCATTCCCGGTACAGGTAAACCGTTCGGTCCGTCACCCTGTACCAGTGCATGAAGAAATTGCGGCCGTTGCACGGGTCCACAAAGTGATAATTCGTTCCCTCCGCCGGCATCTGGTCCGGCCGCACCACGTGCAGGTTGCGGTTGAACTTCGGGAATCGCGCGCTCAGCGTCTTGTTCGCCACCCCATAAAACCGTTCCTTCAGAAATTCGCGCGACCGCGCCGCAATTGTTGCATAGACGTTCTTCGGATTTCCAAACGGGTTATCGCTGCTGTGGAAAAACACCACCGCCCGTTTTCCCTCCTCATCCGCGCACTTGAGCACCCGCGGCACTCGTTCAAACTCCCGGCCGGCCGGAATGGCCGGCGGTCCTCTGCTTCCGTCAAACCTCTCCGGCACGCTCTGCGCGTATAGCGCCGCGCGTCCTTCCAGCTCCGCCCGCCTCAACTCGTCCAGCTGTTCCTCCGGCGTGGTCCCATCTGGCAACGGCTCGAAGCCCAGCGCCCGCGGCACGTCCGGCGGTCCGCCATCCTTCGGACACAAAAACGCCACTGATTCCAGCACCGTCACCGCCCCGTCCAGGAATAGCCTCACCGTGTCGCTGTAACCCTCCACTGGCGTGAACGTAATCGGCATCCAACCGTTGCGCTCCGCAATGCGCAGCTCCATCGTCTCCACCCAGTCCGGCGGCACCAGTTCATCCGGCCAGATAACGTCCAGGTTCCCGCCTTCAATCGTCTTCACGTCCTGGTCGTAGGTCTTGAACAGGCAATCATTCCCTGGCAGGCCCGGCCGCGCCGGCGGCAATACAAACTGCTCCTCGCTGAAACCCGTTTTTTGCTTGTAGGCGATATAAGTTGTCTTGCTCTTTATATCCTGCGACTTCAACCCCGCCGGCAAATAGTGGTAGAGCAACGGCTGCTGGTACTGCCGGCTCATTGGCAAAGTCGAATGCAGCGCCCAGGCCCGCGCCGCCTGCTTCAAAAAGAGCACCCGCATCAACCTGGAGCTGGCCCACTGGCTCTTGCCTGCGCGATTTCCTCCCAGCACCAGCAGCACGCGCACCGGCCGTTTGAATCCCAGCCGCTGCCGCAATGCTTCCGCCTCCGCCTCGTCCACCCAGGGGAACCCTAGCAACGCATCGCACACGCGCCAGATCGGCGGCTCCCATTGATGCTTGAACGGGTCCAGCCGTTCGAGCTGGATGATCTCCTCCCGCTTGGCCATCGCCTCACGCCAGCGCTGTTCGCCCATGGCGACCGCCTGCGCCGGCGTCGGCAAACCCAGGACAGGATGCGGTGTCGGCTCAAAACTCATCTCTTCCAGTCCCTCTCAATCATCGTAAGATTCTCGTGGTTCGGATTCTCAGCCATTTTCACCATGACGCCCTTAAACGACTCAATCATCACCGCCAGGCTTGCTTCCTTCTCCTTTTGCGTCGGGTTCTTTAGCGTCTCCTGCGCCTGCATGATAATCCGGAACCTTCCCGGACCGATTGGCACCTGGTTGATTTTGATCAAAATTCTCACGCTCATCGGCTATTCGCTTTCGCCCGGTTCTCCAGCTCCTGCGCCGCGCAGAGGGCCCGTTCCAATTCAAACCGCACCCGCTGCGCTTCTTCCGGGGGCATAGGGGCCATATATCGCGCCGCCCAGGCCTGCTCCGCGGCCTTCGCGGCGGTGGTGCTTCCGCATACCACTTCCCACAGGAGACCGTCATTGCTGAGCCGGCATGGCTCGTCACTCATCGCCGTTCCCCTTCTTGGCATCGATTTCCCGGTGGATATCGGCCAGCATCGTGTGGCCCGTTTGCCCGAACTGTTTTGAGCGCGTGTATTCGCCGGGGCCCGTGCGGTTTAGCCAGCCTTTTCCGGACCATTGCGTGATAAGGTTCTGCGCCTTCTTTGGCGTCACGTTCAATACCGCGTTCAGGTCGCCGGCCCGGAATGGCTCTTTCGCTCGGCGCACGGCGTCTATGTATTCCGCGCCGGCCGGTTCGCGGGGAATTCGATTCTTCCAAGTTTTCCGTGCCGCCGGCAGCCGCACCGCGCGTTTCTTGTAGGTCCTTTTTGGTTTCGTTTGCTTCGTTTCCTTCTGTTCCACAGTCTTTCCGGCCATGCCCTGTAGGACACTCAGCGCCTCCTGGCGAATCGCGATTTCCTGCACCAGCTCATTTATCGTTTCCTGCAAATACCTCATTCGGTTCCTTTCTCTATTGCCTGCCTCATACCCTCGAACAACTCATGCGCCAGGTTCTCGCTCATCCGGGCCGTTGAGCCCGCCGGCTTCACGTGCTTCACCGTCGGCCGCCCGCACTGCACGCACACATTTTGCTCCCGGTCCAGGTCCAGCTCCGTCCACCCGCAACTGCGGCACCACCAGCCCCCGGTCCGGGCCCGGTCCCGCTCCTGGCTAATTGGATGCCTGTGCTTCACTTCTTGCCCTTGCCCTCCGTAGCGCTTTTGGCAGAGGAGGGTTTCTTTGCGCCCTTTGCGTTCTTTTGCGGCTTGGCCTTTGCCTCCTTCACGGCGGCCACCACCTTTTTGATATCCACGCGCAAGGCCTTCGCGACCGCGTTCTGCGCATCTTCATTACGGCTCGAAGCAATCTCGACGGCCAGCGCCACGCGCTGCGCCAGCGTCATCTTTCCCATCTCTTCATCATGCACGTCGCTGTAGTAGTGGTTCTTCGGCACCGCCCAGCCCCGCCGCTTCTCAATCGGCTGCATCACGTAGAATCCGGCCAGGTCCGAGAGTGCTTCTGTCACCAGCTTCCAAAGCCATTCCGCACTGAAATCTTTCAACTGCTCGACCTTGGCCACCAGCGCCGCGCTAATCGCCTTGTTCTCCTCTTTGCGTTCACGCTCTTGGAGCTGCGCCTGGCGTCGGTCCTCCTTGTGATTCCGCGTGTAGGCCGATTCCGTTGGCTTCTTTCCCGTCCGCTTCAGTGCCTCAATGGCCATCGCCTTCGGCAGCAACTCCCGCAAGCGGCCGGCCGGGTCGATGGACAGCACAGCCGGCGGACATTCCTTGCCCAGTGCCGCCTTCCAATGGTTCTTATATTCGTAACCCAGCGGCTGGCATCGGTCGTTCAAATCAATGTATTGGTCACTGCTCAACGCGTGCTCTCCTCCGTAGCTCTCATGCTTGCTGAATACGTTGGCCCCCTCCACAACCGTCTGCCCCTTTTCCTTCGCCTGTTTGATTTGCATGGCACCCCAGCAACCCAACTTCTTGGCGTAGCAAGCTGGGTCAGTACAAACGTTTGGACGCTTCGCCAGGTCCGGAAACATCTCCGCCATATTGCCGCTCCGCTTCGGACACGCTGCGCACACCGGCATCACCCCGAAGACTTGGGCCAGCTCCCATGGCGCTTTGCTCAACTGCTTTACGTAATCCCGTTCAATCAGCTGCTGCACCTGGCGCACTGGCATCGGGCCATTCCACCGCTCCTCCATCGCCTCCTTCAGCACTGCTTTCTGTTGTTCGGGGTCAGGCACCAGGGCCACGGCCGCCGCCACGCCCGTGCTTATTTTCCCGGCCACCAACGCCTCCCGCACCGGCCGGTGCAGCCGCGTCAACGCCAGCCGGCCGAACACCGTCGCGCGGCTCACCCCGAGCTGCTTGGCCAGGTCCTCCACCTTCTTGCCTCCGTCCACTTCCTTCCGGAAGGCCTCCGCCTCCTCCAGCACACTCAAATTTTCTCGCTGCTGATTCAACGTCAGCTGCACCTCCATCCGTTCCGTGTCCTTCACCTCCACCACCATCACCGGTATCCGGTCCACCTTCGCCAGCTCGCACGCCCGCCACCGTCGCTCGCCGTCCAGGATGCGGTAATGCCCCTGCACAAGTTCCACCTGCAGAGGCACGCGCACCCCCTTCGCCTCGATGCTTGCCGCCAGCGCCTTCAGCTTCTCCTCGTCAAAAGTCCGGCGTGGCTGGTTCGGGTCTGGCTGCACCTGCTTTCGCAGTACCCACTTCAGCGTGCCGTTCTCCGTTTGCTTCTTTTCAGTCGTTTCCGTCTTCATGGTTGGTTCTTTGCGTTTTTAGTCCCAGTTCGGCATTCGTCGGCATCGTCCGGTCTGGCGGCTGGCTCGAGGCCTCCGTCACCAGCTGCTCCTGTCTTCCGCGATTGTGATACGCATCCTCGAATCGCGTAAACTTGCGGAAAAACATAAATTCCACGTCCCAATCGCTCGGCCCATTCCGTTGCTTCGAAATCAGCGCATTCACCGGAATCACCTCTTGGCGTTCATCGTCGTCCTCGTCGGACTTCGGCCGGTACAGCAGCAGCACCGTGTCCGCGTCCTGCTCGATGGCGCCGCTCTCCCGCAGATCCGCCAGTTGCGGCTTGCGCGATTTGTTCCGCTCCGTTTCGCGGTTCAGCTGGCTCAGCGCCACTAGCGCCACGTCCAGCTCCTTCGCCAGCGATTTCAATCCGGCTGAAATCTCCGCCACCTCGAAGGCCCGGTTCCCGTTGTAATCCTTGCTCCCGTGCATCAGCTGCAGGTAATCCACGATCAACACCCGGATGCCATGTTGCGCCACCATCCGCCGCGCGCGGGCCCGCAAGTCCAGAATCCCCAGGCCGCGCGTGTCGTCGATGAACAGTTTCATCGCTCGAATCTTCCGGCCCGCCTCGGCCAGCGCCTCCAGGTCTTCATGGCTGGGAAAGCCCGTTCGCAAGTGGTGCGAATCCACGTTGGCTTCCGCGCACATCAGCCGCATCGTCAGCTCATCGGCCGTCATCTCCATCGAAAACACTCCCACCGGCAACCGCTCCTGCATCGCTACATTGCGCCCCATGTTCAGCGCCAGGCTCGTCTTGCCCAGGCTCGGCCTGGCGGCCAGCACCAGCAGCTGCCCTGGATGCAAGCCGGCCGTCCACTTGTCCAGGTGGCCGAAATGCGTCCGGATGCCGCTCAGTAATCCCACTCCCCGCCGCATCGTCTCCACTCGCTCCTCGAATTGCTTCACCAGGTGCAACATTCCCACGGCTCCGTTGCCGGCGCGGCCGTTGTTCACCTCGAGCACCGCGGCCTCGATTCCATCCAGGCACTCGTCCACCTCGGCCGGCTCCTCGCGAATCTTCAGCGCTCCCTCTCCCATCGCCTTCAGCATCCGGCGCAAGCGCCACTTGTCCTCCACCAGGCCCAGGTAATACCCCAGGTTCTGCGTGCTCGAGGCGCGGTCCGGCAAGGAGGCCACGTATTCAAAGCCTCCCGCCTCCTCGAGCTCGCCGCGGTCCCGCAACCATTGGATCAACGTCACCACCTCGATCGGCGCTCCCTTCTCGTCCCACATCGCCACCAGCGCCCGGAAAATGGTTTGGTTCCTCACCTCGTAAAACGCTTCCGGCTGCCGCAACCGGGCCACGCATTCCCCGAGGCATTCCTGCGGCGCCAGCATCACGCATCCCAGGACACCCTGCTCCGCTTCCGGCGCATGCGGTGGCAATCGGTCCGCGGCCGTGTGTTGTCGCTGGTACCGCCTGCGCGGATGGCTCGCCTTCAAATCCTGATTGTCCTTTCTCATTTTGGCTATGCGGCTTCAGCCATGACCGGCGCCGCGCGCAAAAGTTCGAGGAGCTTTTCCGATTGCCGTACTCGCGCCGATGTACGAGCGGAGGCGGCGGCGTCGGCGGCGTAGGCGGCGGAGGCGGCGGCGGCGGCGTCGGCGGCGTAGGCGGCGGCGTAGGCGGCGAAGGCGGCGGCGGCGGCGGCGGCGTCGGCGGCGGCGGCGGACCGCACTCGCCAAGCTTCATCCCATACCTCGCGCCATTCCTTTCGCTCCACTTTCTCACCCGCCAATCGTTTGGCGTACAGTTCGCCGACTTGAACAATCGCTTTTCGCTGCTCGTCCGTTTTTGCAAATCGAATCACCCCGTCCTTTTCATCCATAAGCAGCCAATGCTCGAAGCGATCTCCCACTTGGCTCAAATCAGCACCGGGCGTAATCGCCTCCAGGAATCGCTCCGGCCAGGTTTTCGCCAGCTTCGCAGGCAGACTTTCAAACAATCCGTCTTCCAATTTCGCAATCAACCGCGGCACTCCCAATTCGGTTTCGTAACGACCGTGGTCGCTCCCATGAATCGTGCAGCCTACCGCGCATCCCTTGTGCGCCTCTTCGTTCCAATAGCCAAATGATTGAACGAGTTCGTCCGCCGCCCGATGCGCCCGCACTCGGCCCAAATAAATTTGCTTTACCGCTTCGTCACCGTGATACGCTTGCATCTGTTTCCTTTCGTGGTTGGTTTTCATTTATTGCCCTCGGTCCAAACGTTTGGACTGCGCCAGATCCGCCAGGTCGCGCCGCCAGGCCTTGAGCTGCTTTCGGTCCTCATCGCTGGCAGATGCTGTGTGAAACACGCTCTCGCGGTTCGCCGGGCTTTTCGCAATCAGCTCCTCCAACTCCTTCGCGCGCGCGCCTGTGTCCGCACTCGGCACCGGCAACGCCCGCTGGCCGAAATAATCCGAAAACTTTTTCTCATCGAATAGCGTCGCCGGCCGGAGAAAGTTTTTCATCCGCGTGTTGTCCTTCCACAGCCGCACCTGGCGCTCAAGCATCCCTTTCACCGCCTCCACGTCGTTCCCCACCTCGTGCAACCTCGAGGCAATTTCATGCAGCATCGCCGGCGTGCTCACAAAGGTGGCTCCGGTCCGCTCGTTCAGGAATTTCACGCAGTCCTCCGCCAGGTCGTAGCGCAACCGCGCCGGCGCATTTTCCGGAAATTTTTGTTCCATGTGGAACGCTTCATCCCCCCCAGTCCCCCCTTTGGTTAGGATAGGTACGGTTAGGTTTGGTACAGCGGGTTGGTGTGGGGTTTTCAGTGGGTTAACACCGGATATCCCGAGGGTTTGCTGTGGGTTGTCGGTGGCTTTTCTAGGGCGCCCACCTTTTGCGCCATTTTTCCAGTTGTGAGTGATAACGCGATTCGTTGCCTCCCAATCATGTATGCGGATTCCGTTGGGTTCCTCATCCACCCATCCGGTCTCCACCAGGGCCCGGTACAGCAACCCAGGCTCGCCGCGCCAATCAGCAATCAGCTCCACGTACTCCGCGTCCGCATTCGGCCAGAACTCGCCCCGGAGCGCCTGGCTGCAATGCGCCCACAGCCGGATCAACACCTCGCAAGCGCTATCGCCCACGCGCCGTTTGAGCCGCATGAACTTCGGATGGTTTGTTAGCTCAGCTTCCACGCGCATCACCATCTCCCCGGAAAGCGCGGCAACCTCCGCGCCAGCTCATAACCCTGTTCCGTCCGGACGATCGGGATCTCCATGCCCCGCCGGAAGTTTTTCGAGAATTTCACTCGAACGTTTGTCAGCTGCCCGTCAGGCAGCGCGATCTGGAGCAGGTGCGGGTTCTGGTAGAGTCGGGCCACCTTCGCCATCACCTGGTCGTCCCCGTTGGCCGGCGTCAGGCGCGTTTTTTCCTCGAGCTCGAGCAACGGCACGCCTGCGATGGCTCCCTGCTCCACCGGTTTGCCCGTCACTTTTTCGAGCACACGCGCCAGGCCATTTTTCGAGTAAGCGACCTGCAGGCCGGCCAGGTCCCAATCTTCCCCCTCGCGCAAGTGACGCTGGCGTGCGCGCGCCAGATTTTTTTGCGCGATGCCGCTGGCGGCCGCAAGCTCAAGCTCGCCGTGGACAAAAGGCGAAGTCCCTTTGCCCAAAAGTTCCCGGTGACCAACCGGACGCTCCCCCGGACCCCCCGCCCCCGCGGTCGCCGGACCCCCCCCTCCCCGGTGCTCCATTGCCGTCACAATTGGTATCATCGCTTCAGTTCCTTAGGGTTTCGCTGCATTACCTTCTGATTGCTCATCAGTCCCAGGCACCTCGAGGCCGCCTGGTGCCGGCTGATTCGGCCCATGTTCAGCCCCATTTTCGGCGCCATTTTTTGCGCCCTTTGGTCCGGATGTTTCCCCCTCCAAATGGATTACTTGAGCCTGAGGCAAGCTCCGGATGTAAGCATTGAAGTCCTCGTGGTCTGGCTTTCGCAGCTCCTGCACCTCGATGCGTGCGGTTGGCTGGCCGCTGAGCAGCTGGCCGTTCTGCACTAGGATGCCATAGACGACAGCCAGCTCCTTCAGGTCTTTCACAGCCAGGCAAGAACGCCGCTGCAGGATATCGCTCAGCGCGTTCAGAATGCCCTCGCTGGCCAAGGTCGCGCCGGCATGCGCCACGCGCGCCAGGTGCTCTTTCACTATATCTACTGAGGCGCCTTCACGATCACGGACAGCCAGGACGGTGTTAGGCGAGACACTGAGGAGCTTACCGATCCGAATAACGCCCATTTTTTGGGCCAATAGCACTACTATCGCTTTGTAAGTGTCGGGACGCTTGGCAAACAGGCGTTCGCCCGTGAACTCGCCTGAACATTCTGGTTCAGCGAAAAAAACATCCGCGCCGGCTGGGAGCAATTCAGGCTGGGGCGTAGTAACCAGCAGGGATTCGGTTCGGTCGCTCATACAGTTTGCGCCTCCAAAAACTTGTTCACGGCGCTTACCGGTATTCGGACAATTCGTCGGCCTAGCTTGCGTACGGGCGCTATTTTGCCCTTCTTGACCCAGCGCCATACGGTGGATTGGTCAACGCTCAGTCGCTCGGCCACTTCGGCGACACTGAGCTGTTGTTCGACTTGGTTGTCGTCGCCCATGGCTTCAGTCCAAACGTTTGAACTGCGGTCCGCCAGGTGCCGGTTCAATTCGCGTGTCGTCATGGCCACCGTCCTTTCGGGTAAGTCTGCCCGAGACCGGCGTTGGGATTGGTGGCGTCTCTCCGGCTGTCCCACCGTTCCTGTTTCCCATCGGCGGGATCGATTTCCCGGGCGGCAATGGGCTCTTGCGTGGCAACAATGCCAGTGTTGACTGGCCCACGATCGGAATTGGTAGCAGGGGCGGGAGTCGAACCCGCTTTGGTGAGCTTATGAGGCTCTTGCTGGGTCCGGTCCAGCCCACCCTGCAGAGTCTGCCTGTCAGCGGGGAGGCCTGGCCCCACAACCACGGGATGGGGTAAACATCTACCACCAACAGGCAAAAAATTATTAGCGTGAAGACGGAGCAGCTCCGTCTCGATTTGCATCGCCTGCGTCTGAATCGC